ACCAACAGGTGATGGTGTTCCTGATGCATTATCAAATGGTGTTTTAGAACCCATCTGGTATAAACCTATTCGTACCGACATGAAAGCAAACCAGTCATTTAATGCTGGTCTTTCTGCTACACTTTCAATACCACTGAATAGAAAACTAGTAAGGCAATGTCATGAGGCTGCACAAGCACAGATAGAAATGTCCACTCAACTGGTTGCTAATAAAAGATTAGATTTTGAATTGGCAAGATTAAAAAATTGTGGTGATCTAAAAAAATCTGGTATAATGTTCCATCCTAAATCACCTTATGCTTCTATATGTGCTGACGTAGTTGTTACTGCACCTGGTGGAAAGATAATTCCTCATGAGCATCAGATACCACAACCACAATGGACTAATCCTAATAATGAAGATACTACTACTACTTCTTCAAGCTTTCCGAAGTTCCATTACAGCCCGATTCCGATCTCGTTGAGCAAGAAGTCGTTCCCGAACAGACAAAACCTTCTCCTTCTTCCCCCTTATCTTATCTACCTTGGCTAAAACCTTCTTCACAACAGGTTTTATCACCTTCAGGAGCAAATCCGCTAGGGGTTTTGCAAGTAGGGCAGAGCTGGTCGCAACCACAGCAATAGTAGCAGTCGTAGATACAATAGGAACCGAGGGGAGGTATTGTTCTGTAAAGGATAATGTCTCCCATTGTGTTTCACATACCTTTCCGTCTGGAGTTAATTTATATCCAATAACTTTTTCTGTACCTGCCTGATTCAAATCTCCTATACGTCTTGCATTAGGTGGAGGACATTCTACTGGTCCTTCAGCAGTTTCTCCTGGTGTTTCAGGTGCTGATGGAGCATCTGGTATCTCAGGTGTAGGTGGTTCTCCAGTATCAATACCTTCAGGTGCTTCATCTGATTCTGTGTTTATCGTCTGCCATGTTAATCCTCTATAATCATACTCTGCTGGATCATAGTAAGGAGCACCAGCATCACATAATACAGTATTACCTTTAGGATCATCATCGACCAGCATCTTATTTCTTGATCTCTGCTTTACGTTCTCCTTATGAACCTTAACACAACCTGGCATATTAACTATAGGAGTTCCTATAATTTCAGTAACAGGAACAACTGGAGGAATTACTGTTGGAGAACGAGACTCAAATATTCTAGCATCAGCAATTTCACTCACACTAATAGGGTTTATATTAGTGTCTGTTGATTCAATATTATTCACAAATTGTACCTCATTACCATATACTTGTATATTATCAGCACCATCTACTTCTATTAGATTAGTATTAGTTACTGGTATACCATTTACATTTACTGGATATACTGTATTTGCACCGTTTACTTGTATTACATCTGCACCATTTACTTGTACATTATTAGTATAAGGTATAGAAGCATCATAAGTCGTAACACGACGTATGTTACGTATCCCACTCATGATACTTTACCACCCCATTCAGAATTAGGATTTACTTTCTCAATATAATTAAATCCAGAACCTGGTGGGTAAATATATTTTCCATCCTCATCAAAGTTCGGACCTACCTTCTTTGCAGGATATGTGGGATAAGGTATTTTCCCTTCTCTCATCTCCCTACCCTTTCTTCTTCTTAACTGATTACCAGTCTCATGACCTTCAGGCATAGTAGGCCAAGAAGATCCTAATATCTCCTTAACCATCTCCTTGGTATATCCGTTAGGATGCATTAGTCTTTCCAACCTCCTGCTTTTACCCAATTATTATAGTGTGGGTTATCCCAGTTGTCACTGATCTCATAGGAAGGAATCACAACCTCTTGGATGTATCTCCTATTCTCTTCTACAAGTTTCACCTTGGCATCTATCTGAGCACCCCACCAAACTGCTGCACCTACTTGTGCTGCTAGGAATGTGAGTAGTGGGATTGGTAAATTTTTCATTTTTCTGCAGCGTATAATGCGAATGTAGAAGTAGTTATAACAGTCATCATGTTAGCAATATGTTGCTTCACATCAGCATCACATACTTTACCAGGCATAAAGCATCCAAATATAGTTGCTCCTACTATTCCTAACTGGAATAAGATAACAATCCTTATAAGATTAATAACTTGCTTCTTGGTATCATTTTTGCGGTACTTCTTCACGATAATCTCCTGGTGTTGTAGTTCTTACAACCCCTCCTGTTGATTTAGGTAGCATCTCTGCTAGAGCACTACGAACTTCTTCTCTTACTATAAGTTGAAGTTCTGTTTGTTTTGCTTTGATTCTTTTCTCAGGCCCACCAGTTGCCTGATCAACGGCATAATTACCACCCATAAAAGTACCGCCACCTATTACAGCGACGGCAGTTCCAGTACTGGTAATCTTTTGTATGTCCATTATAAGAGAATTGCTCCTATGATAAACCCAAGTGCAGCGTTAGCACACTTACTCTGGTATGGAGATAGATTAAATTTCTTCTCTATCTTCTCTAAAATCTTCTTATCTAATTCGACCCCTTTATCGAATGAAGATTTAAGTAATTCTTTAATTTTTTTCATTACTCTTCTATCGTACTACTTATATCTATATCTTCTTGACATTCCTTAGCAAGATCCCCTGCCATCTGCCCACCAATTTCAGCACCTTGATCCATTCCAATCATAGTAGCAGCACCAGCAAGAACCCATCCAATTATAGGAATAGATGCTATACCAGTTTGAGTAACTACAGCAGCTCCAGCAGCACCACCTACCATTCTTCCTGTTCCTTCTCCACCACCTTTCTTCTTAATACATGCAATCATCTCAGGACTCATACCACCCTTACTCTGTGATGGTGCCAAATAATACTGTTCATGCTTAGATATTTTTGTCTTACCCATTCCTAAGAATCCACCAGGTCTATCAACTCCTTCAGACTTGACTAGTACTCTAGGATCATGTGCTCTATAATTTATACTATATCCTTCCTCATTTGCTACAACACTATAAGAAGTATATTCACCAATAGGTAAATCCAATTTAGGAAACTTGGTACGATTAGCAAGAGTGCCAATCATACCAATATGAGTTATACCCAAAATAGTTCCTAAACTTATTCCTATCCATTTTTTCATAACGAAATCTCCAGTTTATAATGTAACAGGTGGTTCTTCCTTCTTAGGTTGAGTTGCAGCTGCAGTTAAGTTAAGAGGTGCCTGTTCGATTCTAATAATCTGTGCAGGTGCAGTTTGTGATGCCTTCTCAATTAACTTCTCCATATCTGCTTTAGATACAGCAGGTGCAGGTGGTTTCCCTCCATTACCATTGTTCTTACTCTTAGCAGTTTGAACCCCGAATGTGGCCAGAACTCCTGTAAATACCGAAGCTATAAATGTTGGATCTATATTCTTCTGTGGGAAATTTGGGATGGCTACGTAATTTAAAGTCAAAATTCCACCACTCCAAACCAAAATTCCGAGCCGCACAAATGTACTAATGATTGCTAATTGCTCGTCATGATCAGGAACAATAGCATCAGTTAGTTTACCGAGCATACCTTTAGGTTTCTCTTCTTCCTTCACCTCTTCCTTTACTTCTTCAGGAGTTTCTGGTGAATCTATTTTTTCTTCTTTTACTTCTTCAGGCATTTAATTAGGAGTTGCTAATCTATATAGCAACTTAAATTTTAAAAGGCAGAACCAGGAACAGGAAGACCCAAACCACCACCATCTGGAATAGCAGCAGAATCAGAAGAAGGTGCAAGATCAGGTGTTCCTATAGGAAGGTCTCCTCCACCCATACCGCCAAGGCCTCCCATAGACCCCATAACTGATTCCATAACTTTAGATTTAACTCCATCAATGATGGATGCCCTATTGAGGTATACGTATATCCCACTACCAACAACGGCACCAGATACAGCGAAAGACGCAAGAGCAAGTACATTTACAATTTTTTGCATTTTTGATAACCTAATACGGTGTACTATCATATTTAAATTTATTTAGAAGCTATTATAGTATGCTTCATAGTATTTGACAAGGCCTGCCGTAGTAACCTGCTTCTTCGACCATTCATCAGCACAGTTTTCAATTTTTTGTCTAGGATCATTTGGAAAATTTCCGAGTAATATTTTTAATGCGTTTTCTTTAACTGAATTCACTATCTTCTCCAATATACTCTAATGAATATACCTCATGATCTTCATTTGTAGAATCTAACCATTCTCTAAATTCTTCACGAATACATTTCTCATCCAATGGATTTAGTTCTTTGTTACTTGAATGAGTTAATGTGGCAATTCTCATTCTTGCCCATTCATGAGCCTCAGCTATCGTCCGATCTAAAATGTCCATAGTCCTTACGCATATAGCGTCCTAGAATATTGCTATTATAATATGCTGGTTCTCCGTTGTCAAGAGATTCGCTTAATACATTATTTAGGAACAACTGTTTCGTTTCTTCATAATTCACATCTCCGAGTCTGGTATGAAGGGATAAGATCTCTCGTTTGAACGCAGAGTTTCCAAGTAACTTTCTATCTGCACTAAGCTCGTCAGAGCTTCCATAGTATTTTTTCCAGTCACTCTCAGACGTAACCCGTCTCTTACCACCTCTAGGCTTACGTTTTTGTTGGAAATACTTTCTTCCGATGTATTGTTTACCCGACTGTAAATTAGTAATCCTGTAGACGAAACCGAAGAAATCGCCAATATCGTCAGAAGTGAAAGCTGTACCTTTGTAGTACCAGGGATTTTCATAATCTCTCTCACCAGTCTCTT